AAATAGTTAAGCCCAACGGACGGCGGCCTGTTCTCGTGGCTTTTCCCGCCCCCTTTGGTGGCCGTGCTTACGGAAACATTTTGAGACGGCGACATACTTGTCTCGGTAACGTCCGTTTTCCCTAGGTTGTCCTTATCCGAGAACGTGTTGCCGTCGCCAAAGCCCCCCTCCTTTGAGTATACCGTTTTAGGTAAATCGTGCTTGTGCCCCGCTATCGTGGCGTTTCCGTTGTGGTTGTGCGCCGGTATATTGTCGAGCCCTAGGGTCACGCTTTTAGACCCGACCGTTTGGCCGAGGGAAACGTCGTCGCCCGCCCCGATAGGGTAATTATTTCGCATATCGGGCGTACCGTTTTCGCCGTCGCAAAGCGCCCAGCCCTTATCGATGCTGCTCGGGTCGAAAGCTCGGTAAACGAGCTTAATATCGCCGAGCTGAGCCCCTAGGCTTTGAAGGTTTCCCACGCGCTTAAAATCGATGGTCGACGCCCCGTATACCCCGCCCCAAATAGAGCATTTGGCAAAGCGAACCGTATCGGCCGCCTTTGGGTCGAGTTGGCCGTCGGCGTTGGCGTCGATATTATAGGGCACGTTTTCGACCGTCTCAAAAATGCCGATACGCGACTCGTAAGCCCCGCCCTCGAAAGCCATTATCTCGCCACGGATTATAACAGCCCCCGAGCTTATCGTATCGCCGTCTCTCTCGAGCCCGTCGATAATTATCGCGCCCTCGCCGTAAATTTTCGAGAGCTGCGAAAAGGCTTTCGCGTACGTATTTTGCAAAAATTGTAGGCGCTCGATAGTGAGCGGGAACCCGTCGGCGTGTAATTTGATTAAATCCATTCTATTGTATATCGTTTAGATGCTAATTTATAATAGTTCACAAGCGACCGTATTTGCACCGTTAAGGCGCTGAGCGCGTAATCTGAGGCGGGCTTTATGTCTTTGGGTACAAGTACCCTAAAATCGAAATCGACCGTTTTAAATATCGAGCCGGCCGTATATACGTAAACGGGCTTTTGAGCGTCGATATAAACGGGCTTTTCGTCGCTTTCGGGATAGACCCAAAGCGGGTCGTAAATGGGGAAATCGTCGATTTTTATACGCCTGAGCTCGGGGTCGAAACTATCGTTTAGCACTTTTTCCAAATATACGACTTGTCCGTTATGGGTAACTTTATAAATTGCGTCTTTACGGTACTTTTTAAGACTAAAATTGACCTGTTCGAGCGGTTTTAAAAGGGTTTCTATCCAGTCGATATGCCGCCGCCGCCTGAGCATTGGCGGGGTCAAAAGGTTTGCCAGCTCCCGAAAATCGATGTCGTATATCTTAGAATAATTCACGGGCGATAAAATTTAAATTTGTTAGTTCCTCGTTAAGTTTCATATAGCCCGAGTCGGCGATGTAGGTCTCGCCCAAATCGACGAACGGGTTCGCCCCGTATTTCGCCGAGGCGCTCAATATTACCGGCATTTCCACGCCCTCGACGGCCTGTAAGGCGTCGGTTAATTTCGTAAGTATAAACTCGCCGTTAAATTCTAGGTTATAGAGGAAAGCCTCGATAGCGTCGTATATCGGCCGGTCGTTCGCCCCGTCGAGCCTCGCGCCCTGAGCATCCAAAATAAGCGGGTTAAAATAAATGTCGAAATTGGCGGCGAGCGCGTCGGGCGGGCGCGATATTACCTCGATACGCGTACCGGCGTCGCGAACTAATTTAAGGTAGGCGAAAAGGGCTGTTAATTGTTCCGGTTCCAACGCCTCGAGGTTGCCGCTCCCGTCGTCTTTGGCCGCCTTTATCTTTAGGGTTCCGGCGAGCTCGTCGACGCTTGCTTGCTTTACGATTTGGCTCGCGAGCACCTCGCTTTGTTCGACGCCGGCGTTATCGTAGACGTCCGACTCGCCGAGGTCAAAGCCGAGCTGAAAATCGAGGGTTTTCCCGCGATACCATTTGGCGGTATGCAATTTGTTAGCCGCGATTAGCTCCTCGATTTCCATTTTATGAGCCTCGAAAATTCCCTCGTGAACCCAAACGGCAAACGCCTGAATATAGACCCAAAGCCGCCAAATCGAGACCTTTGAGCCGGAATTTAGGCCGGCGAGGGTCTGCTTTTCCCGCGTGGTCAATACCTCGAGCGCGCCGAGGCTATCGAGCTGGGATTTTTTTAATAGTATGCTTTCCTGTATTTCCTCTAGTGTGCGTCGTGCCATGTCTTTTAAGTTGCTAATTCGATGTATTTTATACCTCCTATATCAAAAGTCTTTAAAATCGCCGAGGCTTTTACGTTTTCGGTCATTGGGATGCTTATGTCGGCTTTTATATTCCCGTCGACAAAGACGTCTAACTGCTTGCCGATAGACCTCAGATCGATTACTTTTTTCTCCATTTCGAGCCAAGCGTTGGGCGCGTTTATGTCCGGAACTACGCCGAGAAGTATGTTATTTACCCAAGCGTTGTCTATTAGGCATTGTACATATACCCGACCGTTTGAAACCCTGTTAAAAGAAAGACCGATAACGCTCGAGGCGTCGCTTACATTAAGCAACTGAAAATAAACGCTTCTGTATGCATATCCCGGAACGCCTAGGCTCGATTTGCTGAAATTAAGCCTTACCGAAAAATCTCTATTGAAATCCATTTCTTTCGTCCACTCGGCCTCGCATTGCTGATCGTATGCCAAAAGATTAACTGCTCCCTTCTCAAATGTCGGGCTCCCTTGTGTGACCGTCCAGTCCGTGGCGTCCACCGGCTCGAAAACCTCGCCCAAAACGATAAGTATTGCATTATTCCAAACGCTCTCGATACCGTTGTTTAGGGTAACGCTAAAGGTTCCCTCGGCCGCGCCGCGCGTTACGTTTACCTTTACGTGCTGGGAATTTATAAAGGTCAAATAATTGACCGTTTGCCCCTCAAAGTCCACGGTCATTTGAGGTATGAAAAACTCGCCGTAAATGTCGACGTCGCCCGTCGTGCTGGGCAAAAAACTGTCCGGTATTACGTCAATTAAATAGGGCGCTTGCTGTAAAGATAGCCCGCTGATTTGCCCCGCTCTTACTCGTGTTATTGCCATTATTTAAAATTTTTGGTATCTCACTATTATTTTATCCTTATCGCCACTAAAAACGATAGGGGCATCGATAAAGGAAAACAGGCCGTTAACGGGGTCGGTTTCCGTGTAGTCGTCGCCGAGGGTTTGGTCGATGCCGTTTAAGAGAACCTCGAGCGTTTCCGGCACGTACGCGTCCGTGAGCGAATAGTCTTTATTTTGGCCGTCGACCTCGCCCGAGACCGACCCGCGCTCTGAAAAATTCTGTATTCTAACGTAACCGAGCCCACCTAGGATTTTATCCCATTTACCGGCCGCGGCCTCGGTTTCTATGTCGACCGTATCAAAAGGACGAACAGCGCTAACGTATTGGTATAATGCATTTTGAAACAGCCTAAAAACCCCGAGCCCGTGGTCGTCCGTAATGGTCTCGACGACCCAGTTTTTCAGCTTATTGCCGAAATATGTCTTTTGCGGGGCTGTGACGTGTGCGTTATAGTTTGCCCCGTGAACCCTTGCCGCCTCGAGGTTGGCCGCGTCGGTCGCGTCGAAATCGTTCGTCGATAGGCCTTTTCCTTCCACGGCGTCGACCTTGCCGTTCCACTCTAGGCGCTCGGCGTCGCTAACGTGGGGCGCGTCGTCGGCCACGTGGCCGGCCGCGGTAGTTACCTTTGCCTTTTCGGCTGTATTGTAATCGTTCTGAGAGAGGCTTTTCCCGTCGACCTTTACCACGCGGTTATCTAGGGCGCTTTGTAGGTTATCGATAAAGGATATACCGGCGCTCGTGGGTATATTAAAGGAAAAGCTCGTGCCGTCCGATAAATCTATACTGTACGCGCCCGTCTCGGGGTTTTGGGCTTTGTCGGTCACGACCGCGCCCGTATTTTTGTGTATAACCGAGTCGATAAAATCGCCGAACTGCGCCTGAGTCGGACGGTCGCCCGTCTCGAAATATTTCTTTAGTATGCTTATTGTTTTAACAGCCATTTTTGAGGGTTTTAGGAAACGTCGAAATTTGTACCGATTATCATTGAGCCGATACCTAGGACGTCGGCGTCGGCGCGGGCGGCTCCCGTTGCGAGCTCGTGGCCTTTGGCCTTGTAATATTGTTTTATTTTGTCGTCGATGTACGCGCTTTCGCCCAGCTCGAGCGCCCCGCCCGAGTTTAGGGTCTCGGTAATCGAGAGCCCGTTTTTTAGGCAAAAGTCGACGACCGATTTCGCGTCGCCGTTGTGCTGGGTCGCGAGGTCTAGGGTCGATTGATTTTCCTTTATGGTCATATCCTGCGCTCGGCGTTTATGTCGATTTCGCCCTCGGGCGAAATCTCGACGGTTCTAACGGTGTAATTATCTAGGACAAGTTGCCGGCTTATGGTCTGCTTTAGGCGTTGGGGCGATTTTGAGCCGTTCAGCTCGTCGATAATACCAACGCCCAAAAGCGGGCTTTCAAACCAATAGCCGCGATTGCTTATAAGAATATGCTCGATGTGCGTCGGGTCGCTATCGCCGACGGCAAAATCGCCGCCTTTGATAAGGAGGTCGTCGTTATCGATTTTAATGTCCTGTACTTTCATTGCTTAAACTTTGGGTTTCCTATGTCGTCGGGGTCGGCCGGCTCGATGCTCTTTGCGCTGTACGCTCCTATCGAGGCCTTAAGCGCCGCCCCGCCGTCCGAGCCGCTGGGCGACCACGCCGAAAAGACCGCTTTCAGCTCGTTTAGGTCGTCGGCGAGCTCGTTAATCTTATCGGCCACGCCCCCCGCGGTTGGTACGCCTCCCAGCGCCCCGCCGTTAAGGGCAATCGACCCGCCGATTATAACAGCCCCGTTAAGGGCGATATTTGGCGCGGTCAACTGCAAAAGCTCGACGGCCGTAAATTTAGCCGTTCTCGCCGCGAGGTCGTACGCCTGAGCCGTGGTTTTGTGCGTCTTTACAGTACTTTTTATATTTTCCGAGTCGACCAAAACCTCGAGGCCTCCTATCTTTAGAGCGACTTTTTCGACGTCGTCCGTTTGGGCGATGTAGCCGAAATCCCTATCGAAAAAAGAGACCGAAACCGTCGAGCCTTTTCTCGGAAAAAAGACGAGCCCCTCGGAAAATCCTACGCTCGCCTGTAATCGGGCGTTAAATATTGCCGCCGAGCCGTCGAGGGGTTCGACCCTGCAAACCCTTTTACCCTCGTTTATGTCGGTCACTTTTCCCGATATTGTATAAATTTCCTCGTTATCGTTAAGGAGCTGTTTAAATATTTCTTTTATATTAGCCAATTTTTGCGCCTAGTTTAAGGGTTTGAAAATATCCGTTAACGCCGACCTCGATGTCGACGGCCTCAATTAAATAAATCCCGTCGCGCTCGGGAATTTTGGGGTCTACGAGCTCGACCTCGTCGCCGTGTTTGAAAACGACCGTTAAAAAGGTGGTTATCGACCCGCGAAAGCCGTCGAAGCGAAAGCGCGACGCCTCTCTCTCTGCCATTGCTTTGAGCTCCCGCTCGCTTACGTTGTACTTAAACAGCGTACGCGTATCGCCGTCGGGGTCGCCCGCGTCGACCTCGATTTTCCCGCCGCTCTCGAGAAGCGAAATCGCCTTTATTTTTATGCGTATGTCGTCCGCTTTCAAGTACTCGAGGTCGTCGCTTATAATGTCCTTATAAAACGTAAGTTTTTCCCGTTTGCCCCCTAGGTTGTAGGCGAGGCCGACAAAAAGGTCGTGACCGCGGAAATAGGAGGTTAGCGCGTAGGTTTTTTTAAGCTGCTCGAGTACCTGTACCATATTAACGCGGGTTATGCGGAACGCGCCGAGCTGGGCGTCGGCCGCCTCGATTTTAACGCGCTTTAGCCCCTCGCGGACATATCCCGTCGATTTGCCTATCGCCTCGCTTAAACAGGCGCTTAAGAGGTCTTTTAAACTTATCGACTCAAAGGATAGCGTTATCGTTACTTGTTTGAGCAAAAACGCGGCATCGGCGAGCGCTATCTCGACCGGTATCGAGGGCTTTATCCCTGCGACGTAGCCCTCGAAAACGAGCTCTTTTTTTGGAAAATAGCCCGCCTTTATCCTTACGGGGTCGCCCTTTTTAAAAACGCCGTCGCCCGCGTAAATGGTTTTTTTGTTCTTTACGAACTTGTGAGGCAAAACGAGAACGCCGGTGTCCGTGAACGTTTGCCAGCTCGACGAAAAGTCGCCCGCGGTCACGAAATCAAAATCGTTTTTTCCTATATTTATCTGTATAACAGGCCTGTACATGGTTTTATGTGTTTAGCGGACATAAGAGTCGCCGCTCTATTTTAATTCGATAGGAGTGTCGCTAAGCATTGCCAGCGAGAAGAAAAGGGTATCGCTGAAACCCTCTTTTTGTCCGATAAAGCCGTTTTCGATTACAACGGTCGAAACGTCGAAAAGGAGCAAAAACTCGCTAAAGACCTCTATTTCTTGCGGAACCCTCAAAATTGCGTTTAGTTTCCTAATCTCGGCCTCGGGCATCGCGCCGGTACTGGCAACGCTGAAACCCTCCTTTTGCGCGTCGCTCTCGCCGATTATAAGCCCTTGTGCATCGATAGCGTAATCGCCCAGCGAAACAAACTGCTTTACCGTACCGTCGCGCCCGTTTATGGCTGTTCTTACTATGTTTTTTTCGATTGAAATAGTAAACAGCACCGTATCGATGCGAAGCCCCTTAAAATCGATAGTCGCCCCGTCGTTGTCGAGGTACTCGCCCGCGGGAATTTCCAAATTAGAAAAAACCGGCGTACCCAAATAGGCGTATTTATCGGCCGTCTCGGGGGTGGCCTCCGACGGGTTGAAAAATTTACTCTTTAGGTTTTGAACCGCTATGTTTTGGAGGTTAAAATTATATTTGTTTACGTTGGCCTCGATTTGGCTCGGGCGTCGGTCGCTTAGGTTAAATTTCATTATTCCGATATGATTTGAGAGTCGTTAACGGCCGCCAATAACACGCGGGTTACTTCCTCTTTTATTTTTTTGGAGGTTTCCTTTAAATTGGTGGTCGTGAAGCTCTGCTCTTTAATTAGGCTCTCGATGTTTATATTGAAAACCTTTGGAGCGCTAGCAACGACGGCCGAGAGCCCGCTCCCGAGCCCCTTCCCTTTGGCCGAGCCGCCCCCGAGAAGCGGGTCGGGCGTGGAGCTCGAATTTTTGCCCGTATTGACAAACCACTCGTCGTTGGTCATTGCGTCGCGGGCGCGCTGCTCGCTCGCCGCGTTCATTGTATCGCTGTACCCTTTTTTGTAGGCCGCGGCCGTGGTTTGGCCGTTCTCTTTGGCCTTGCCGAGTATCTCGCGCCCAACGCTCACGACGTCGTTATTAACGAGGGTGTTTTTTATAATGTCTCCGATTTTCCCTATCTCGCCGTTTTTGATTGCCGAAAATAATTGCACCACGCCGCCGAAAATCTGCTTTAGCGCCCGCGGTATCGCCTGAAACGCTTTGATAATTAGCGCCGGACTCTCGAGAAAATTGTTTTTTATGTTCGTTCCCATTTGCTTTAAAACCTCCCACGTTCCATTGATTACCGCGCGGAACTTATCGAATTTTTGATAAGCGATATAAATCGCGACCCCTAGGGCGGCAATCGTACCAATAACAAGGGTAACGGGATTGAGCGCGAGGGCGGCGTTCCATAAAAAAGTAGCCGCGGCGGCGGCGTTGGTCGCGATCAAAACGGCCTTTTGCACCACGTTGTAAGCTGTGAGGCCTACAACTAGGGAGGCGACGGTTATCTTAAGCGCCTCGGCTCCCGTCGACCCAGCGCTCAGCCATTCGACAAAATCCTTAGTATATTCGAGCGCCGATTTAAAGCCCTCGATCAAACCGTCGATTTCGGGTTTCAGCTTTTGCCCGATAGTTAGGTAAAGGGTTGTTAGCGTGTCCTTTAGGTTGGAAATTTTCCCGCCCGTGGTCGCGCTAATCGCGGCCATAGCTCCGGAAACGCCCGCGGCGTCGCCTATCGATAGGATATAGGCGCGAATGGCCTTGTCGGTGTTTTTTACGTTCGCCGTAACGCCCTTAAACGTAAAAGAAACGCGGTCGCCCTCTTTTTTGGCTCTGATACCGAACTCTTTTAGGCGTTCGAACTCGCCGACCTCGGCATCGATAACAGCCTCGGCGAGTTGGTTTAACTCTTTGCCCTTACTCGCTGCAATGTCGCCTAATTTGGTCATTTCCAGCATCGTAGGCACAAAGCCCTGATTTGCCAGTTTAACGAACGAATCCGTAAGCCCATCGACTTCAAAGGGCGTTTTTGCCGCAAATTTCGTAATATCTGCCAGCGCCTTTTGAGCGGCAGACCCGCTCCCGAGCGTGTTTGTAAGAACCGACTCGAACCTCTCGAATTTCGATAGGGTCTCGACTATTTCGCCGCCGATGTGGGCGATAGAAATACCGGCGAGAATCCCGCCAAAAACCCGAAAAGCCCCGTTTAAGGCGCTCGTCTTTTTGTGGGCTCGGTCGGTTTCGTTTCCCGCCCGCTTAAGACCGGAAACGACGCCCTCGTCCTTAAGTTTTATTATAAATGTTTCCTTATTGTTCGACATTACATTTCACGTTTTTTAGCCTCCAAATCGAGACAAAATTTAAGTTCGCCCCAGCGTTTAAACCAGTCGTTATCGCTCAAAGACTCGGGGTCAATCA